GAAATCGCAGCCTCGGCCGATCCTGAGGAAAGCGAAATAGAAGAAGAAACCCTAGACACCCCTGAGGAGGAAACAGTGTCAGAAGCAATCAAGGCCGAGTCAGCAGAGTCGGCAACAACCCCCACAAGTCCACTTCTCTACGCACAGGCTCGCCGTGAGTTCAAGTTGCCATCGGCTTCTGAATACATTGCAGCTTTCGTTCGTGGCGGTCACGACTTTGCACAAATGAACGACAACATCCGAGCAGCTGCTCCCGACGTTGTAACCAGCGACATCCCAGGCGTTATCCCGACTCCTATTGTCGCTCCGATCTACAACAACTTTCAAGGCCGTCGCCCACTCATCGACGCAACTGGCGTTCGCGCAATGCCACAAGCAGGCGCTATCTTTATCCGCCCAGTTGTAACAACCCACAACTCAATCGGAACTGCTACACAAAACACGACCATCACAGCGTCAGCTTTCCAAGTTGACGACGTGCAAATCACAAAAACAATTCAAGGGGGCTACGTTGAAATCAGCGAAGCCTCAATGGACTGGTCACAACCAGAAGTCCTCGGCGCTTTGCTCGATGACATGGCTCGCGTTTACGCCGACCGCACGGATCTTGTCGCTTGCTCAGAGTTGAACACAGGAACCACAAACTCCAACAACTTCGCAAACGCATCTATTGCTGACCCTGCCTACTGGGTTGAGTGGATGTACACAGCAGCAGCAGACATTCTCACGGGCTCTAATGGCAACTTGCCATCAGTGCTTGCTGTGTCTCCAAACGTCTGGAAATTGATGGGCAGTTTGAGCGATACTGCAGATCGTCCGTTGTTCCCACAGGTCGGCCCGATGAACGCTTTCGGTTCACTCAGCCCAGGTGGCGACTCAGGTTTTGCTTTCGGTCTCCGCGTTGTCGTTGACCGCAACATCACCTCTGCTGGAATGTTCATCATGGATCCGACAGCAATCGAAAACTGGGAACAGCAAAAAGGCGCTATCAGCGTCGAACAGCCTTCTCAGTTGTCGCGTCAAATTGCTTTCCGTGGCTACTTCGCCTCAAAGGTCATCGACACCAGCAAAACAATCAAAGCCGCTTTCGTCTGATCCGTTAGTACCACTCGAGAAAGTTTGCATCATGGCAGTATTCGCAGTCACTCACCACCAGCGACTAAACGACTACGCCGTGGTGCAGACCCTCGAGGACACGGACATCGGCATCGGTCAGAGCATCGTTCTTGCAGGCTTAGGCCACGGTTTGAACGGCACTCATACCGTCTATGCCGTCAACCCTTATTATTTTGAAGGCGTTGATGACGAAGGCGACCTGCTATTCGATTACGACGTTTACATCGGGAACCAGATTATTTTCTACGATGCCGGAACAGATCTGGAACGTAGTGCAGCGTTACCTAACGGGACGCTCACCTGGACTCAGACCTGCACATGGATCGCTTCTTCAGATGTGCTCAGTTGGCTCGGTATATCGGTCGCAACCGCCAACGACACAGCCTTCGTTGGCTCATGCACGGATGCAGCTAACGCGTTCGCGTTTCGGCGACGGAAGGAAGCAGGTTATTTTGACTCGCTCACTACCGTCCCAGGCGCGGACGTCAAATTGGGAGTGACGATGGTGGCGGGTTCGTTATATCGTGAAAGAGGGAGCGTGGACTCCTTTTCTAGTTTTGAAGCAATGAACATCCCTGGCACAGTCGGCTCGATGGGACAAATCAATCGTCTCCTCGGCGTTAATCGGAGCCAAGTCGCATGAGTGCTAGTGGCATCTTTGCAAGCGCCCAGAGCACCCTTGTAGCGTCGCTCACGGGACTAGGGCTGGCAGTTGTCACCGATGCACGCAACGCACGACCGATGACAGTCTTTGTCGAGCCCCCCACCTTCACCTGCTTCAACAGCAACATCGCCGAAATCACTTTCGGAGTGAGGATCCTCGCAGCTCCCCCAGGCAACAGCGACGCGAGCGACTACCTCATCACCACAGCCGACACGATCATGAACAGCGCGATCTCTCTCATTTCGGGGAGTCCTTCTGTCACGACAATCGGATCACAAGACATCCCCTCATACGATCTAGTCGTTCGTGTGGGAACCTCAAGAAACCCATAGGAGAAATCATGGCAACAACCACCTACCTTTCACAGCCAGCAGTGCTTACTATTGCCGGTGTTGATCTCGTCGATCAGGCCTCAAGCATTAGTTTTACGATAGGCAGTAACCCATTAACCAGTACTGCCTTCGGAGACCTCGGGGAGCGTATGGTCCCAGGTTTGCAGACAGTTGAAGGCACTCTCACTCTTTACGCTTCATACGGAGCATCAGAAGTTGAAGCAACTCTTGCAGCTCAAGTTGGACTTGGCACGACCACTATCGTCGTCAAAAAGGAGTCGGGCGCGATTAGTGCAAGCAATCCAGAGTGGACGATCAGTAATACCATGATCGCAAACAACGCATACGCCTACACCGTCGGGGAGCTTCAAGTTTTTGAAGTGAGCTTCTCGGGAGGCACCTGGGTTCGCGACATCACCCCATAAACCAATTCCCTACCGTGCAAAGGAAATCCCATGAAATTATCCATCAAGATCAACACAGGAGAAGAAGATTACGTTGTTGAAACTAATCTTTTCCATCTTGTGCAGCTAGAGCGGAAATACAAAGTCAAAGCTTCCGACCTGGCAAACGGTATCTCTATCGAGATGCTCGGCTACCTCGCCCACGAAGCAGCCAAACAGCAAGGACATAACCCTCCAGTCGTTTTGGATGACTTCCTCAAAAAGTTAGTCAATCTTGAAGTCTTGGAAACAGAGTCAGCAAACCCCACACAAGGGGATCAGTAGGGCGCAGTCTCGCCGAGTTACTTGTCGAGACTGGCTACTGGCCCCCACTAATCGAGTTCACTTACACGGATCTAAATACTGTGATAGATGTGCTTAACAGACGCCGAAAGGATTAACGATGATCGAAATGAAATTAGAGATCAAAGGCGCAAAGCAGGCAATCATCTCGTTACGGAAAATAGATCCTGAGTATCGCAAAGACTTTAATCGTGAAGCCAAGATTATTGCAGCGCCACTTGTCGCCGACGCAAAAGGGGCTTACCCAGAGATACCTCTTTCTGGCATGGCGCAACTGTGGACAAACAATGGGCGCGAGTTGTTGCCGTGGTCAGTAACTAAAGTTCGCTCCGGCGTCAAGCTAAAAACCTCTACGCGCAAAAACGCTTCAAGTGTCATCTACATAACCCAGGCAAACCCAGCAGGCGCGATCTTTGAAGTAGCAGGAAAAGCGAACCCTGGCAAAACATTCAACAAAAACCTACGCGCCAAAAACAGTTTTATCTTGTGGCCTACAGCGGACAAACATCTCCCAGACGTGCAGCGCGGCATAGTCAAACTTGTAGAGGACGTCATGGACAAAGTTGACAAGGAAATGCGCTAATGGCAATAAACATCCCGATCATTACCGACTTCAACGGCAAAGGCATCGACCTCGCTAACTCAGCCATCGGAGGCTTCGGCGGTTCAGCCACAAAAGTATTTAAGAACGTCGCCAAGTTTGCAGCCATAGGCGGAGCAGCAATAGCAGCAGGTCTCGGCGCGTCAGTCAAAGCAGCTGCAGAAGATGCTCAAGGGCAAGCCGTTCTAGCCAAGACTCTTAAGAACTCTTCAGGCGCGACCGACGATCAAATCTCTTCCATTGAGGATCTGATCTCTTCAATGACCCTGGCAACGGGAGTGGCGGACGACGACCTGAGAAGCGGACTCGGCACACTCGTCAGAGCCACGGGAAGTTCTACGAAAGCCTTTGACCTACTTAAAAGTGCCATGGATATTAGTGCAGCGACAGGTAAGCCGCTCGAGGCAACTACTTCCGCATTGGCAAAAGGCTTCCTAGGTCAGATGGGCGCGTTAAAAAAGCTCGGCGTCCCACTCGATGCAAGCATCATTAAGTCAAAAGACTTCGCTGGCGCAATGGAAGCAGTAAACGACACTTTCGGAGGAAGCCAGGAAGCATTATCAAACAGCGCGGTAGGACGTTTTGACAGACTCAAAAACGCTTTTGGTGAGGCATCCGAAACACTCGGCACAGCGCTCCTCCCAGCGTTTGAAAAGATCGTCGGCTTTGCAACCAAGACTCTCATTCCAGCGTTTGAGACTGTCTCTAAAGTGTTTGACGAAAAAGGGCTTGGCGGAGTTCTCAAGTTGCTCGGCGACAAACTTAAAGAAGGCATCCCGATCGCTTTGGAAGCACTCAAGAACCTGCTAGTCAAAATGGGCAATTGGATCGTCGATGAAGGCTTACCTTTACTTGGCGAAAAACTAGCCCTACTTAAAGACAAGCTCACAGCCTGGATCAAAGAGTCAGGGCCAGAAGCCCTCACCGCTCTCGGCAAGTTCATAGGCGACATGATTAAATGGATCGTCAATGACGGCATACCGCTCTTAATCAAAGCCACAGCAAAGCTCTCAGTCGCTCTCTTGAAATGGCTTGTAGATATCGGGCCCGATTTAATCAAAGGGCTTGCAGGTTTCGCGCTTGAGTTGGCAAGATCTCTCGTTACTGCTGTTCTTGAAGCGTTTTCAGATCTTGGCAAGTTTGGTCTAGAGATCGGCAAAGCATTCGCAAACGGCATCATCTCAGTCGTAAACACTCAGATCATCGACCGTATTAACAAGCTGCTCGAGTTCACTATTGACCCTCCAGGCCCAGGGCCCAAATTAACGATCAACCCTCCAGACATACCTCGGATCCCAATGCTTGCTGAAGGTGGCATCGTCACAGGCCCGACTTTGGCAATTCTCGGCGAGCGCGGTAGAGAGGCAGTTATTCCGCTTACAGGCAACAACGTCCCTAACATGGGCATGAATATCACTGTGAACGCTGGCTTAGTTAGCACTCCTGACCAGATAGGTCAACAAATAATTGAAGCAATACAACGCGCACAACGCCGCAGCGGAACGGTTTTTGCTCCAGCATGAGTGCACCAATAATGCAAGTGTTAGTTGGCTTTCAAAGCACAACCGGCTTCGGCACGCCATTCATGTTAAACGATTCTTTTTATGGTGTGTTGGACACCGCAGGCCGAGGCACATTAGGCGGTCTAACTTTTGTTGATCTGACTAACATTGTTGAATCGGTCAATATTACTCGTGGGCGTTCACGACAATTAGATCAATTCAACGCTGGCACAGCCACCATTGCTTTCGACAACGCCAATCAATTATTAAACCCACGCAACACATCAAGCCCTTATTACCCGTTTGTGTTGCCACGTTGTCCTGTGCGAATACTTGCAAACGGCGTACCGATTTACACAGGTCTTATTACTGACTGGAACCTTGACTACGACATCAGCAATCAAGACATGATGTATGCGTCATGCGCCGACCAATTCACAGTGTTGGCTAACCAATCTCTTAATGCAGTTACGCCATCAGCTGAAGCGACTGGAACACGAATTAACACAATTTTAGACCTTGCAGAAATTAACTATCAGGGCGCTCGGTCTATCGACACTGGGAGCTCAACGCTAGGCGCTTTTGCTATAAGCCAGGACACAAACTGCCTAAACTATTTGCAGCTTGTAAACACAAGCGAGCAGGGCTATTTATTCATGAGCGCGTCTGGGACTTTAACCTTTAAGGGAAGGTCTAGTGTTTTGAACCCTGTTGCTGGCGCAACTTTTAACACCGATGGCACAGGACTCCCATATCAGACGTTAGTAAACCAATATGGTGACGAGCTGCTTTACAACTACATTGTCACGCAGTCACCAGCTGGAGCAGCACAAACCACTAGCAACGCGGCAAGCATTGCGCTTTACCAGTCCCAGCAATACGCGTTAACCGACTTGCTTAACAGCACTACCAGCGAGGTTGCAGGACTTGGCAACTATTTACTCGGTAAATACCAAAACCCCGTTTTGCGCTTTACTGGGTTATCCACACAAATGGCCGCGCTATCTGTCACAAATCAAAACATTCTGCTTGGGCTTGATTTAACAAGCGTTTGCACAGTTGTAAAAAACTTTGTGGTTGGCACACCAGCAACCGAAACACAGACCTTAATTGTCTCAGGCGTCTCGCATAGCATCACACCAGGCTCTCATATTGTTTCCTACACTTTTGAGAGCACAGACGGCAACCAATATTTAACTTTAAACGACAGCATTTTCGGGACGTTGGACAACAACCTTCTCAGTTTCTAGAAAGGAAACGACAACATGGCAGACCAGACCTTTACCTCAGGACAAATACTTACCGCAGCCCAAATGACAACTTTGCAAGCAAACAGCGCGCTTGTCTCAATAGGAACATTCACAAACGCGGCAGCAACCACTCTCACTGCCTCAGGTTGCTTTAGTAATTTATTTGCAAATTATCGGCTTGTGTTTAACGGCACTGGTGGAATTGCAGCGTCAGGAGACATGACTTGTCAGTTTCTTGTAGGCGCGACACCGACAACAGCCAACTACACAAACAGCATTATTTTTAACAGTAACGCAGCAGGCCCAACACGGGCTTATAACGCAGGTGTAGCCAACTTTGTAATCGGGTCAAATGGTGCTTCTGGCTCAGTGTTTAGCTACGACATTTACGCGCCGAACCTTGCCAGAGCAACTGTGATTACTGGTCAA